CGAGCGTTGGACGTAGTAGTCGCGGGCGGTGAACTCGACCTTGCTGAGTGCGTTCGCTGCGGTTTGGACCGCAATGCGGGCGTCGGCGTAACCTTCGGCGAGACAGCGGGCGCTGGTGCCGTTGGAGTGGATGGTTGGGAGTGTCATAGAAAAAGCGCCTTAGTGACTTCGGCGCGTTTGTGATTAGAGCGCCTTTCCTTCGCGCTTGAGTGCCTCCCAAGCGTAGTCGGCGCGCATAATACGAACTTGGCGCGTGATAGCTTTGCGAGCTTCGTGCGGCGGGAGAACTTGAAAGCAAGCGCGGGCGAGTTTGAGAACCGCTTTCCAGAGTAGGCCGTTGTGGGTGATCTTCGTTTTCATGTTTTGTTTTGTTCGTCGGGTTAATTCCCTTCGATGTGAATAGATCAACAGATTGATCGGCGCGTGTAAATCTTTTTCTGCTGGTTTAATTAGACGTGCGTATAGGTCGTTGAATGATAGCAAGTTGCGTAAGATTGTTTTTGCTCATTGCGTGCCTTTCATGGCGGCGTCGATGGCGTCGCGGAGTGAACCGTATGCGATTTCTGCGTTACCCGAAACAGTCCACCACGTTCCATTGACGTAATATGGAGACGTTGCGTTATTTTTCTCCAACCAATCCAGCCGCGCCTTGTCCTTCGCCAGCGCGTCGCTGGCGGCTGTGAGTTTGCCAAGCAAATTGGCTTCGCGTTCTCCGCTGCGGCCTATTATGGCGGCTTGTTCTAGGCATTCGGCCTCGGCTTTCTCGGCGCGACAATTAAACCAACTTCCGTCGTCTCTTTGGCCGCAACCGAGGGCAACTATTCTGCTGTTTAGCGCTGCAATCATTATGCCCCGTTGCGAAAGTTCGGCGCGGATGCGGGCGAGTTCGGCGTTTAGCCTGTCGTAGCTTTCAAGACGACGCGCCGAAGGACTGCCATTACCGCGAGCCATAGGAGCCTCCATGCAAAGCCAGCCGTATTCCTCGTCCGTGATTAGGTTCGCGGCGTGCAGTTCTTGGCGCATGAAGCGCACCAAATCAAACTGGCGTAGATCGGTGGCGATTGGCTGCTTTGCGCGCAACCTCTCGCACTCCGCCTTCGCTGCTGCCAGCTCGCGTTCGAGGGTGCGAATGCTTGCCTCAGCTTCTTCGTTGGCTGCGTGGCGAATGTCGGACTCTTCGCTTGCGGTTAAGACCATCGAATGCGTTTCGCAGAAATGAAGCCATAGGCGTGAAGGCGTCGGCGCGAGGTCGGGCGTGGGTTGGTCGGGTGGGTTCATGGGGATTCTTTCAAGTTTCGTGATGCCAAGATTTCTGCGCGTAGATGCTTGTCGATTTGGGCGCGTAGATCGGTGCGGTAGTCGTCACCTTCCTCGCTCACGTCTTGAGCGTGAAAGAGTGCGAATGAGCCGTGCCTAGCAGGCTTCCGCACTTCTACGTGCTTCTTAATGAGCCAGTCCATACGCATATCGTCAGTGATTATTACGATTCGGCGGCACTCGTCACAGTTGCAGATGCCAAAGAATCCGTTTTTGCCGTAGCGGCAGGCGCGTTTGCTCACGTCTTCCCCTCCGTCGCGGCGAGGGCTGCGAGAAATGCCTGTTCGTGCTTGGTAAAGATTGCCACTGAGTTAGGCGATAGCTTGTCGCCCCAAACCATTTGCCAAGAACGGGCGACCATAAGAGCCTCAACACCGTGCTCCCTTAGCGCTTTCACCCGCTCGCGTTCGGCGGTGAGGGCATCTTGGCACTCGCAAAGCATATCCCCGCGCTCAACTTTGGCCTGCTTCTCGGATGCGTAGAGCTGCCGTAGCAATGCGGTTTCCGCCTCCACCGCCCGCGCTTCGGAGTCGGCAATCAACTGGGCGCACGGCTGGCGGAACGCTGTGCCCTTGTGCGCTGAGTCTATAGCGAGCGCATAAATTTCGTAAGCTAGTTTCCGGTGCGCCTCGGTCGGTTGCGTGTGCGTGTGCGTGCTCATGGGATGGCCCCCAAGTATGAAAGAACGTGCCTCGCGTGTAGCTCGTCGTATTTGTCCTCATCAAGTTTTTCTCCGTCTTGCACGATGGCCTCTATTTCCTCGGTAAAAGATGCGAGGTCGCCAATCGAAACGCAGACGGATTTAAGCCCGTGGTGTTGGTAGTTCAGCGGATTTCCGCCATCCTGCCATGCGGCTTCATCGGTGACTTCATACACAACGGTTACGAATCGGCGTTTTGGTTGCGTGCTCATGGGGTGGCCTTTCCGTTGCCCATTCCGCGCTCAATGTTCTGGCGTTTGTTTCGCCATGAGCGGAATCGCTCTTCGTTCTTGGCGAGTTCATTCCGATAATGCTTCGCCTGACTATTGTGCGCCTCAATTTGGCGCGGGTCGGTCAAACGCTTTGCCGTCGCCTCGGTTTCGGCAATCGCCTCGCGCAGCCGTTCCAGCTTTCGCCCCCAATACTCTACAGATGGTGCCCAGCTCATTTCCGCACCCTCCGTTTGGTGCAGGGGATGCCGGCGGAGGTCAGGGCTAGTCTCATCGACTCTTCTCGCGTCAGGTCGGGGCGTTTGTTTTCCCCGGTCCAATAAGCGCCAACGGCTTTCACTACCAACTCATCTAGGTCTATCAACGGAATGACGGCGACGCGGATTGGCTCGACCTGTCCTCCCGAGCCGGCTTCGGCGAGGTGCTTGGTATCGTGAGTTGCTAGAAATCGGTGGTGGCGGCACGGATAATAATTCGCCCACATCACGCGGGCTTTGGGTTTGGTCGGTTTCATGCGTGAATATGCGTCGTCGAGTGAATGCTGGTTTCGGGCCGCAGCGCGCAGTTAATCAAGATCACGATCTCTCGCGCAATCTCGTCGCTGGTGCGCTGCTCGATATGACCGCGCTGGATGATCGTCGCGATGATGTCGCGATGGGATTCGGCGCGCATGTCGTAGTGGTTGGGTGTCTCGTTCTTCATTTTGTTTTGGTTTTGGTCTGACGAAATTCTGCGATCAGCTTTTGTTCCTCGCGGCTGATCATCGTGGCGCAATAGCCGAGTTCCTGCGCGATTCGGTATGTCCAGCTAAGAGACAATCCGAGATCGTAGGAAATGCGCTTGAGCGAATTGCCGCGACGAATGCCGTCGGCGATTAGTCCGCTCGTGTTTCTGTTCTTGGGTGGTCGGCTCATCGGGTGAAGGCTTTAACTTTGGTCGCGTAGCTTTTCGTTGCCGGTTTGCTCGCGCCTTGCGGACCGCCGTTATGGACTCGCGCTAGGGTTTGAACATCGCCTGCCGCCCACGCTTGCGGCGCGTAACGCTTGAGATATGCGGCCACGACTCGCTTGGAGTAGTCCAAGTCCGCGCAGCGCGAGTAATCGCCGCTAACGCGACTGTCGGCGTGGTAGGCGCGGTGAATCTGAAGCGGGCCGAGCGCCTTGCCAGCGTCGCCGATGATTGGGCCGGTGCGACCGCTTGTTTCGACGATGTGCAAGGCGCGGAAGAAAGAGGCGGGAGGGGCGGCGTGAGCGGTGATGGCGAGCGCGAGAAATAGAGCGAGGCGGGTCATTGGTTGCCCTCCGCTTTGGCGATAGCCGCTTGAATCAAATCCCAAGCCGTTGACGGCATATGCGCATCGTCATTTTCAATGTTTTTCAACGCGGCCAGCATATCCGGCGCAGCCGCGTAAAGCATCGCGTTACCCTTGGCGCTGCCGTCCGCGACGTGCGGATTGTTTGTGCCGATGTATGCAAGCGTTTGATCGTATTTATCGGGGCCGACTTGGACAACCCAAGCGCCGGTTGAGTCCTGCCGCGCATAAAGCGGGCCTTTCGTGTGTCCTATTTCGTTCATGTGTTTTGTGGGTTAGGGGTTAGCGTTAAACTCGTTCTTTTGAAACGACGACATTCAAATAAGAGGCGCGAACTAAAGCCGCCTCGGATGAGGTGAGCGGGCTTGCAGCACCGGCGCACGTCCCGATAAATCCTTTTCCTTTCACAAAAAAGGCGTTTGTTAATGAATTGTATGCGATGTATTCTTTTTTCATGTGGTGTTTTTTACGTCGGCTTAATTGCCTCCGATGAGCAAACCATACCACACGCATCGCGGATTAAAAGACTTTTCTACTCAATCCATCACACGCTTTCCAATCTCGCTACCAGTCAAAGACTTACGTTTTATCTTTCTTGCGATACCACGTCTGATGATTGATTCCGTCCGGTGTTTTTTGCGTGCCTCTGAATTTCTCGATCTTGTCCATCGCCATGCCTCGTCGCAGGTATTCGCGAGCGAGTCGGCGCGAGATGCCGAGGGTTTTCCCGAACTCGTCGCACGTTAGCCAGCCCGTGCCTTTTGGCTCGCGAGTTTTTGCGCTTAGTTCCTCGCGCAGCTGCAAAGCCCAATTAGGCTGCGCGGTAGCTTTCGATTTGCGCTGCGGCATAGAAATTCCCTCCGATGTTTCGCGTCTGGAAAAGTTGATAGGTGCCATCAGGAAAAAGCAGACCGTAGGCCCATCCCTGCGCCCAACGGAGCTTGCCGGTTTTCTTGTTGATGTAGTCCATGTCACGACGGCAGAGACATCCGATGCTGCGCGCTTCTGCGGGTTCGCGTGAGGAGACGGGCGCGGACTCAATCGTGTGGACGTGGCCGAAGATGCAGTTGCGGTAGATATTCGCGTGCATCCGACACGCTCCGACGCCCGCGTGGTAGCCGTGAATCACCGAGAGCTTGCCGAGATCGAGCACGCCGAGGTCGGAGTCATACGGTAGCATTTTCGCTCCGCACTTCCGCACCGTCGCCTCAAGTTGCTTGATGCCGTCGCTCGCGTAATCGCGCATCACGCCGGTCGCGCTGCCGCGAAAGTCGTAGATGCGCTCATCGTGGTTGCCGCGCAGAAAGTGCTTCGACCTTCCGCCGTCGAAAAAGCGGCGAAGGAAATCATTACCAGCCTCCCAGTCCTCGGCGAGTGACGCTGCTTTCTCGTCGTCGCTCGCGCCTTTGCGAAGGTTGCGGAAATCGTAATTGTCGCCCGCGTGAATCCTGATCTCGGGCTTCCAGTCTTTAATGAAATTCCATAGCGCACCAACGCTCGCATCGTCTGCCATGTCTCCGTGATTGTCGGAGACGACGATGAAGCGTTGAGCAGATTTAGACATCGAGTGCGTCGCCCAAAATAATCGAGGTCAATCCTCCACCAGCCAGCAGCGTCTCGGACTTTGCTGCCGCATAAATCTGCGCCGCAATCTCGTTGTCTGCAAGTGCAGCCGAGCTGAGATACTCGGCGAACTTGTCGCCGCTCAATCGGAGCTTTGCGATGACTGGCACGAGGTAATCGGCTCCAGATGCAGCGTGCGCGGCGTCGAGGTAGAGCGCAAAGATCGCCGACGCTTCAAGCGTTGACCTATCCCAGCGATACGAGGTGAGGCGAATGTAATTACCGGAAACGCCGGAAGGCAGGTCGATTGTTTTCTGGAGAGCCATTTTGATTAGGTAAATTCCGTGAAGTCTAAATTGAACCGATAATTGCCTGCACCAATGTTGCTTCCGTCCAAGGTTGATGCGCGCACGTAGGCCGTCGATGAACTGTTGGATGCATTGTCGAAATCGTAAGCGGTCAAAAGGTCCGCATTGACGCAGCCGCCGACTCCGACATCGGGCTTTGTGCTGAATCCTCGATTGGAGATGTCCACCGAGAAAGTCTCTGTCGGAGAGACACCAGCTAGAGCGACGACATGAGAGACATGAAACACGGCGACGACTTGCCGCACGCTTGAAGCGGAGAGCGAGCCGGTTTTTACCGCGCTGACATAAACGTCGTCAGAGTCCTGCGCGCCTACGGTGCCTGAACCGTAGAAGGAATTTGCAGCGCACGATCCGAGATAAACCCAAGACGAAGCAACGCCACTGCGATTGACCGCGCGCAAATGCACGAAGCCACCAGTCGGGAGCGTGTTATAGAAACACATCGTCAGCGCCTTCGTGATCGTGAGTTCTGCGACGCCGCCTTCGTTCGCCCAGCTATAATCGGTCGCGCCACTGCTATTGGTTGCCGTCGCCTTGATCTCGTAGTGATCGAAATCTGACTCCGTGTTAGCGGCCCAGTATGCGCGAGAGGCAAAGAAATATTGGCGCGTGCTATCGACAAGTTTCGGCGTCACTCCATCTTTCGTCAGACCGTAGCCAGTAGGCGCGGCTGGCGCGGTTGAATTGTTCGGCGCGAGCTGCGTTCCTCCGATCACGATGTTGCTTGCAATGCCGAACGCGCTGAACGCTTGCACCGCGATCTCATAGGTTACATTCGGCGTGAGATCGTCGATTGAGGATGTGCCGCCCCCGGTGCTGCGTTGGTCGGCGACAATCCATCCCGCGACGCTATCTCTTCGATATAGCACGTTCATCACCACGCAGCGCGTCGAGAATGTCGGGACGTTGACTAGGATGCGGGCAAGCGTGGTGCCGTCTCCGCTTAGATAGGTCGCCGTCGAACTAACGGTCGGCGCGCTCGGGTCGGAGGGAGGAGTCGAGTCAACCTCGCCAGCGGTTACTGCAACTGCGGTTGCGTTTGCTCCGGTGCTCTTCGCGCTCTGGTTCTCGCTGCGGTCGAAAGCTGTAATCCAGTAGTAATAGGTCGTGCCAAGCGTCAGACTCACATCGACGAAGCGACTCGCACGAGTCTCAGCGATCTTCGTCGAGGTCGCCGAATTGTTCACCGTGTTGCGCCACACGCCATACTCGCCGAAGTCGGGCTCGGTGTTGTCATCCCAGTCGAGCGAGATGATTTGCCCCGTGCCCGCGATTGCCGTGAGTCCGGTCGGAACGGCGGGTGGCGTCGTATCGGGAGAGACGGTGATCGCGCTCGAAACGTAGCTCGTGCTGATCTTGAAATACGACTCGCCGAAGATTCGCACGTCATAGGCCGTGCCGATTCGCACGTCCGACGAGATATAGTCCTCGGTTTGCGAGCCTTCGACGCGGCTCCACGTTAGATAGGTCGTGCTCGTGCTCGGCTTGTATTCGATGACGACCGCGCCGCCCGACTGGATGAACTCCTCGGATGGCGGTGTCCACTTGACCTTGATGCGCGGGACTGCCGTGCCGTCGGCTTGAATGAACTGCGTTGTGCCATCTGCCGTGAGTGCGAGCGACGAAGGCGAGCCAAGCGTGAACGGATCGGGCAGCGTCGTGTTCGGTGCGTCGGCAACGGCGATCTCGTCTGAGACGGTCCAAGAATAAACCGACGAAGCTGTCTCGCGCAGCGTCATTTCGATGTAGAGCTGAGGCGG